TGTAAGTCAGAGAGCACTATACGATTACCTAGTTGTATGTGATGAATCAAACAACACACCAGCTAGAATCGATAGAAACGAACTGTACTTAGATATTGCTATCGAACCAGTAAAAGCAGTGGAGTTCATTTATATTCCACTACGCTTGAAAAATACTGGAGAAATAGCAGGACTATAAACTGATAAATATTATTAACTTAGGAGCATTAGATGGCAATCTCAACATTATCAAAAATTACAGTGCCTTTGGCTAGCGGGGACTCCGCTAGTAACCAAGGTCTGCTAATGCCAAAGCTTCAGTATCGCTTTAGAGTGAGCCTGGAAAACTTTGGTGTTTCAACACCGACAACAGAGCTTACAAAGCAAGTTATTGACGTAACTCGTCCAAATGTAAGTTTTGAACAGATGACACTAGATGTGTATAACTCAAGAGTATATCTTGCAGGTAAGCACACTTGGGAACCTATTTCCCTTAACTTACGTGAAGACGTGAATAACAATGTACAAAAACTTGTTGGGGAACAGTTACAGAAGCAGTTCGACTTCTTTGAACAGTCAAGTGCAGCTTCAGGCTTAGATTATAAGTTTGTAACAAGAATAGAAATACTAGACGGTGGTAATGGTATCCATACACCAAACGTACTAGAAACATTTGAGATTTATGGTTGCTACTTAGAAAGTGCAAACTATAACTCATTAAACTATGCTACAAATGAACCAGTAACAGTATCACTAAGCATTAGATACGATAATGCAATCCAAACACCAGCTGATACAGGTATTGGTACAGCAGTAGGAAGAACACTTAACACTGCCGTAACAGGTGGCGGTGCCTAAGACATTTATCAGTTAGTCCTGTATTAAAAGGAGCCTTTACCGGCTCCTTTTTTATTATATACGCACATTATCTCAAAGGATAAATATTTGTATGGCAGATAAGTTTCAAGGTTTCGCAGACAATTTATTAAACGGCACCCTAAACCCCAAGGGCAACTTAGCCGACTTCCAACATGCAAGTCGCTTGTTTGTGTCTGATGCAATGCGTCTCGCACCTAAATCAAAATTTTTATATCATGTAAATTTTAATGTTAATAGCACAGCAGGAAGTATATTACCTGACTTTACACGCAAACATGTAAATGAAGTTGGTATGCTTGTCAAACGAGCAGACTTACCTAAGTTTAGTGCAAGCATTGTTACTAAAAACAAATATAATCGCAAAAAGAATATCCAAACTAATATACAATATGAACCTATCACAATTTCATTTCATGATGATAATTTAGGAATAACAAGTGTATTGTTAGAAGCATACTACAGATACTATTTTGCAGATGGTAACCAGGGTTGGGATAGAGGTAGAGCTGCCTTTAAAAGAGGACAATCAGATTCAACATACAGAGGTAGTATAGACAACAATTGGAAATATGGTCTTGATAACAATAACCCAGGATTTCCGTTTTTTGATGATATTACAATTACACAGTTTGGTCGCAAGAAATTTACTAGTTTTACAATAGTTAATCCTATTATTACAAATTGGCAACATGACACAGTTGATGCAGGCGATGGTGCAGGCATGATGGAAAATACAATAACAGTAGCATACGAAGCAGTGTTCTATCATAGAGATGATGTTGCATATGATAATCCAAAAGGATTTGGAGACACTGCACATTATGATAGAACTCCTAGCCCACTAGCGCCTACAGGAGGCAGTGCAGGAGGTTTAGGTGCTGCAATAGGTACTGCAATATCATTAGCACAGTATATTGCTGGAGGCAATCAATTTACCAATCCATTAGAAGCTATACTTGCAGGTGCTAATTTGATTGGTAACATACGTAGTTTATCTAAAGAAGGACTGCGTCAAGAAGGATTTAATATTCTTAAAAATGCAATAGGACAAGCTGCAGGAATTGATGTAAGTGGTGTGAGCAATAGTTTCTTTCCTAAAAGTGGCGGCAATGGAAGTTTAACCACAGCGGCTGCCGCAATTGGCCTAGGACTTGCTGCTAACAGTGCCGCCACAAGATCAAGAGTACAAAACCAAAAAGCATTCCAAAATAGTGGTGGTGATTTACAAAACACTGTGTCCCAAGGTGCTCAAAACTTATTCGGAGGCAATGATTTAATATGAGTTTGACAAATGACCAAAGGGTTAACAAAGTTTTTGATCAATATTTTACAGCTAGTCAAAATTTTCCCAGTAACGAAGTTGATGCTGTTGTAGGATTTTTTGAAAAACGCGGATTTGAAAAAGTAGCCGCAGTTAGTACAGCTACAACACTTTTGAATCAAGCAAAACTTGACGAAGTTAAAATATTCGAATTGCTTGATACTTTAAAAGGACTAGATAATGTCCAGTTAAGTGCTGTAGTAGCACAAGTAATTAACTACAATAGACCTAGCACAAGTACAATAGGTTTTAGACGCGAAGAGCAAACTAACCTTACAGAAAAACGAAACATCTTAGTATAATGGCACGTTTTGCACAAGGCAAGTTCAGATTAAAAAACCCCGACAAATATGGAGGTAACAGAACACCTACTTATAGGAGTAGTTGGGAATATACCTTTATGAAGTTTTGCGATGAACATCCTAGTGTAAGCCAATGGGCAAGCGAAGCAGTCAAAATACCCTACAGGAATCCACTTACAGGTAAGCAAACAATATATGTGCCAGACTTTTTTATTGTGTATGCAGACAAAGGCGGAAAACAAAAAGTAGAGCTCATAGAAGTAAAACCTAAGAACCAAGCAGTAAAAGAAAACCTTGGACGCAGTAGGGCTAACCAAGCACACTATGTAATAAACATGGCAAAGTGGGAAGCCGCAAGAGCTTGGTGTAAGCAAAAGGGCATTTTGTTCCGGGTTATTACAGAAGAAGATATTTTTCATACAGGAAGAAGAGGATGACTATACATATTGAATCACCAAAAAAAATTACGTTTATACACATAGAGAAGTGCGGTGGTAGTAGTTTTAAAAAATGGTGTGCTGCAAATTTAGAACCTGATTCATATTACAAAATTGTAGGTAAACATGCCTCGGTACAGAAAGTGAAAAGCCGATTTGAAGAGCCAGGATACATATTTACTATTATACGAAATCCTTATGCTAGAGAGATTAGCTATTATCATTACATTCAACACAGGGCATATCAAAGACGTGATAGATGTATAAAAAGAGGAAGAAATACAGAAAAATTTGACAGAGCAATTGAAAACCTAGAAACATTAACATTAAAAGAATATTTAATGACACAAAAAACAATAGGCCCACAAATGGATAGAATAAAAGGCGGTGTTGATTACATAATAAATCTAGAACGTATTCATAAACAATTTAGACACATTCAAGATTTGTTAAATTGTTATGAACCATTTCCTTTATGGAATGCTAGTGACCATAAACCATATCAAAAATACTACGATGACGAATTAAAAGAATTTATATACAACAAACATAAGGTAGATTTTGATGAGTTTGGTTTTACTTTCAACTAAATATTAGTATATAATGGAAACTACTATGACCAAAAAACTAGAAGATTTACTTAACTTACCTGACAGCAAAGAAATAATCAACGACGAAAAGAAAAAAGAAAAAGTCAAGACTGCTGTAGTTGAACAAGAAGATACTATGCGTTCAATGGCTGAGTTTGATAAGATCACTGCTGCACTTCCACAAGTAAAAGGCTTAGGGGAGAAGGCTGACAATGAACTTGAGGACATTGCTGATCGTGCGCTACAAAGTTACGAAGACCTAATGGATTTAGGCATGAATGTTGAAAGTCGTTATTCAGGTAGAGTTTTTGAAGTTGCAGGCAGTATGCTTAAAACTGGTCTTGATGCTAAAGTAGCAAAGATGGACAAAAAACTTAAGATGATTGAACTGCAACTTAAGAAAGAAAAAATGGACAAAGACAATGTTGATACAGGAGACATTGTAAATGGCGAAGGCTACGTAGTTACAGATCGCAACAGTTTGCTTGAGAAACTAAAGAATATGGATAAATAGAGTATAACGGGAACATTGCAATGAGAACATTTAAAGATATACTTACAGAATCAAAAAAGACCTATGAGTTTACGGTTAAGATAGCAGGTGAACTTCCAGAAGGTATGGCAGACAAGTTAGAAACTTGCCTGCAAAAATATCAACTTGTGAAGCTGAGTGCCGGTAAAACAACACCTATTTCAGAAAAGCCTTTGGATTTTCCAAATTTACAAAATATGGAAGTTACAATTTACGAAGCAGAAGTTGAATATCCTGTTACACCAAATGTTCTTGCTACGTACATAGCTGATTGTTGTGCTTGCAATGAAAAGTATGTAAGAGTAAATGCACCAGGACACGACATTGATGTATTGCAAGAACCACTATCAGACGAACCATATGAAGCTCTACTAAACACAGAAGATATGGGTGGCGAAGATGGACAACAAATGGCAGGTACAAACAGAGTAATGGATTTGTTGAAAGAACTTGAAGACGCACGTAAGGAAAGAGAGATTGATCCTACAGAAGGTGTCAAGCCAGGTGAATCACAAGACATCAAAGATGAAACTGATGCAAAGTCAGTGATAGGAAGCTAAAATGTACGGAATGCGCGAATACATAGATATATTAAATGAAGCACCTGCCAGAGGATTATCAGGTGACGGTAAATTGGGCAACTTTAATGTTGATAAAAGTTTACCTGTAACTAAGATTGTAGATAAAAATGGTAAGGTATTCGACTTACATGCAGATCCCGAAGCTGCACAAAAATTTATCGACGGTAGTAACGCTTATGAAAAATTTGACGATACAAAAGCACAAGATGTAAGTGGCGGCAATGAAGAATTAGATGCTATTGTTAAAAAGTATGCAAAACCAGGAATGACAATAGACGATATAGCAGCTGCAGAAAAAGAAGCAGGCAGTGACAGCAATTCTCGCTATGTTTTAGCCTATATGGCAAAAGCATTAGGGCTAGAAGGATTGTACAGAGCAGACGGCAGTGGTTTTATATATCTTGACGGTGACGAAGTTAAAAGCGCAAAAAGCGGTAATATGGATCAACTTAAAGCTGCCGCTGAAAAAGGCCTTGCTCCACAAAACAAATTAGACAAAGCAAAAGAAATTGCAGCCAAAGGTGGCCCAGCCGCTGACGCCGCACAAGAAGTAGTTGACGCCGCAGGAGGAGATAGTAAGCCTACTGATTACACAGCAATGATCAAGCGTGTGCAAGAACTACTTGCAAAAGCAACTGCACAAGAAACAGAAGAAAGCTTCAAAACGCTAAGTTTTGCTGATCAATTGTTAGAAGCTATTGACGGACGTGAAGCATCAGAACTTGCAGATCTAATGAAACAGCTTACTGATGCACTACCTAAGATTACAGATAGCTCACAGAAGCAACAGATTGAAGCATTAATGAGCCAGTACGAAAAGTACCAAGCAGGTGGTGCAGGCGATAGTGCAGAAAAAGCACCAGAACAACAAATAGACACAGATAGCGATAGTGCTATTGCTGCAGCTATTAAAGATCCAGCACTTTGGATCAAGAATGAAATGCCTAAAGAACTAAAGCAAGCAAATGCAAATGGACTTTTAAAAGCAACTGAAAATGGCAAGAAAAAGTCAGCAAGTGCGGCTGCTGTTCAGCAGATTATGAAACAGATTGCAAGTGTAACTGGCAACAAAGATATGGACATTGATGCAGATGGCTTGTATGGTCCTGCAAGTATTGCCGCAGTTAAGAAAGCACAGCAACTAGCAGGAATTAAAGTAGATGGCGACCCGGGTGCGCAAACTGCTGCTGAACTAGTAAAGTTTGCTGAAAATCCAACAGCAGATGGTGGCATTGCAGATACAGACCTAAATCAGGATTTAGACAAAGCAATTGAAATACTAACAAAAGGTATTGCTGGTTTTGAAGGTGGTGCTCCACAGCAAAACGCAAGCACAGATTTTACACACTTGCTTGCTATTGTTGAAGGCAAGATAATGGAAGCCCTAAGTCCTGAAGAAACAGAAACTCTAAAAGGCATTGTTGCAGAACTTGAGCCTAAGATGAACGATGCAGAATACATGGCCAGCCAGGATCAAGAAATGCAGGCCAAGTTTAAGCAGTTCCAAGAGCTACGTGCAAAATATAATGACCTAGTTGCAAAAGATGCAGAAGTACAAAAAGCAATCCCAGGAGAAATGTTAAAAGCAGTTCAAGGTATGGGCACAGACGAACAGGCAGTTTATGCCGCAGTTGGCAAAATACGAGACAAAGCATCATTTGACAGAATGGTTCAAGGCAACCCACAATTAATTGCTACTGTGCTTGATGACTTTAGCGGAAATGAATTAAACAAAGTCATTGGACTGTTTAAGAACAAAGGAATTGATATCCAAGTAGTAAAAAATCCGGGCATGATGGGCGGCGGCGAATACAAGTATAATGGTAAAACATACACAGCAAAAGCTGCGCCAGCAGGTACCCCAGATGAAAGCGATCCAACACAAGATGCTGGCGGACAACAAACACAGCAACCTAGAGTAGGATCAACTAATCCTGCAAACGCTGTTCCTCCTGGAGGACAGCAACAACAAAATCAAAGTAAGGAATATGGTATGAGCAACAAACTAAATGAAGCATCAATGAACATATCAATGAATGGCGATAGTGCTGCAGAAGTTGCAGAGCTTGTAGGTATTCTTAAAAATGCAGGTATGCCTGATGCAAAACCAGTAACACAAATGGATATGCCACCGATGAATCCACATGATGACATGAAGTCAATGATGATGAAGATGGATCCACCA